ATCAACTTCGTTGTAGAATGATTCGGTTCCACTCTGGGTGTTATAACGGGAACGCATCGCAAAGATGAGTCCAGTAGGACCACTCATAGGTTGAACACCAGCCAGGTCATATGCGACCAGGTTAGGCATAGAACGTCTGATCAGTGAGATCAGAACTGGGTCGAAACCTGCGGTAGGACCTGCAGCAGCAGACCCAGCACCGAAACCACCAGAACCACCAACAGCATTAGCTGAGTTGGTTGGGTTTTCCATCAGGTTGAAGCTGCTACCAAATGCAGCTTCTTCTCTTAAAAATTTTTCTTGGTTTTCGAGCAGGACGGCGGTTACCGCTCTACGATGGGAATCTTTGATTTGATCAAGACCCTCATAGTTGAGGAGTGGTGCCCACTTTTCCTGCAGATGCTCGGAATGGAACATTTGCGTTTACCTATTGTGAATGTTTACGTTTGATTTAATCTTAAATTCAGTTTTTAGCAACAGCCTGAAGAGTTCTCAGGTATGCGGCCATCGGACCCGAAATAGATTCGGTTGAATGATCTACACCCTCAGAAAGAGTTTCAGTGTGTGCTTTTGGAGACTTGTTTGCTATGAAATAAGATTCCTTCAGCATCTCCAGTTTTTCACGATATTCTTCTTCACTTTCAAACTCAACACTTTCGGCAAGTGAAGCGAGCTTCTCTTTCTGAGTGGCCGCAAGACCCTCGGAAATCTCATCAAAGATTCCATCAGCAACCGACTCTGCAAGACGATTGTTGAGGAGAATATTTTTCTCAATTTGCTCGTTGAGTTTTGTCTCCATGTCATCAAGTTTTTCTACCATGCTCTCAAGGACATCATATTTATCTTCAGGGATTGATACATAATGTGCTTCAAAAAGTTCCTTCATGCCTGAGAGGAAGCTCTCAGTCATTTCGGTTTTCAGTCCTTGCTCAACTACCAGTTCATTTTCGGTGAACCATTCGTCGGCAACATACTCAAGGTAAGAATCAACTCTTTCTGCAAGTGCTTCCTTAATTAATTCTACTTCCTCTACGAGTTTTTCCTCGTATTGGAATTCGAGTGCTTCTTTAATCTCAGATACCTTTGATTTCAGAGCAGCCTCGAAAATTGTCTTTGCTTTTTGTTTAAACTCTTCGGAGAGTTCTTCACCACCAAGCAGTGCATTAACATCTTCTTCGATGTCAATCTGCTCTTCCATTTTCTCTTTCTTCTTACCTTTCTCTTCTTCTTCGTCCTCTTCTTCGTCTTCTTCCTCTTCGTGCTTGGCTTCTAAGAGTTCTTCATCCTCATCATAATCAGCATCTTCTTTACGAAGACCTTTCATAGCATCAGCACCCTTTGCTCCCCTATTTACAACATCTCTTACTTGCTTAAGAGTTGCTCCAGGAGTTTTGAGCTTTGCTGAATCGTCATCAGGACGATAGTTTGAAGGATCGGGACCACCGAGATCTTCGACATTACCCAGTTGTGTTCCTGGATCTGTCATGTGAGGCATCGACTCTGCCGCCTTTGCGTTAGCATTTACAGCGGTTTTGGATTGCTTTGTGCCTACTTCCATTTCTTGTAAATCTCCACGAGACATTTGAACTCTCCGTTTAACCTTTAGTTATAAACTATATTTATTTATAATTTAAAGATTTGCGAGAAAATCGTTGAAAAGGTTCAACTTGTTTTCTTCTAATCTTTTTTGATCTACAAGAGTATTGATAGTCTTGTAGGTCTTTTCTGCATATTTTTCACGCAGAATTCCACCATCCCATACCCACTCTTTTCCTTCCATAATTCCTTCAACAAAAGCATCAGGTGCAGAAGGATCAGCAACGATATCTGCTGCTGTTGCAAGCATGAAGTCATCACCAACAACATTAATTCCTTCACGAGTTAACTTGAGTGAACCAATACCACGAGATGATACTCCGAGTTTTACTCCCTCGGAAATTAAAGATTCTGCAATCTTACCCATGGGGGTAGAAAGAATCTTTGCCTTTCCAATAAAATTAGATCCACTTTCTCTCAGTGAAACAATTTTATGAGAAACTCTATCCAGGTTTACTGTGGGACCATCTGGATGTCCGAGTTCACCAAGAGCTCTTCCTTGAAGTACATGATTCTCATTATAACGAGCAACTTCTCTACGAAGAGTTTCCATCGGGTACATACGACCATTACGGTTTCTGATGTTACCCTGAAGGAATACTCCTTCGATAAAAAGTGATTTTTTACCGTTTTTGTTTTCAACGATAAATTCTACTTGTTCGATTTCTTCTCTAATAAGTTTCATTTTAGGCTTGTCCGCTAATTTGTACTTGTTGTGTGTAGAGAACTCCACTGCCACTATCAGTAATTGCGGCAACTTTGAATGAGTTTCTTAAAACAGCATCGGGATCCGAAAATGCGGTAGCAATTCCAGATGTGCCTGTTGCGATACCAATTATGGTTGAAAAATATCCATCAACTCCAGCACTATTGAAAACTTGAACAACTGGAGCATGTGTAAAATTATAATATGTTTGATTAGAAGCAGTTAAGCTTACATAATCACCAATACCAAAAGGAGATGCTTGTCCTTCGGGGAAAGTTATGTATGTAGTAGTTCCAGTTGTGACACCAACGATTCTTGCAGATCCGTTGTCAATTGCAATTGTTGCTGAAGTTCCGGAGGGAATACAGTAATCACCTGTTGTTGCAGTTGGTTCTGTTCCAATAGCAACAAAAGCATTTGCACCAGTTGCCACTACACGAAGAACATTACTTCTCCCTGAAATTGCCGATGATTTTGATGAAGTTGTGGATGTGGTAAAGGAAACTCCAGATCCAACTGGTCTATGAGCCATTATTTTTATAAGTACACTTTTAGTTATTTATAAATCTCTATTACCTACTAATTTCTTCCCAGTCCATAGAAGCGTGAATATCTGCGCCATTAGCATCAGAAGCACACACAATAGAAAGTTCATAGGGTGTCCCAGTTAGTGCATCTCTTTCCAACTGAAACTTAAATAGTGCCTCTTTAAGAATATCTACTGATGTTGAACCTTGATTGGAACCATATGTATATCCAGATGCTAGTATTCTTCCACCAGTATAAGTTCCCCCACCAATCTTATATTCAACAGCACTATCAAGACCAGCATCAGACCAAGTTCCACCAACAGATGTTCCAGATGCTCTTACTTGCCAGTTATAAGTTGCATTATTTGTAATACCAAGAATTGAAAGTGCAGTTAGAATTGCAATTGCATCCAATCTATTTGGTGTTGCTTTGAGACGAATTGATAAAACAGTATAATAAGTTCCCGCTGTTGTTAAATCAACTGGTGCTTGAACTGGTGTTCCTACTGCTTGTTGCAATCCACGAAGTTCATAACCACCTTCTGAAATTACAGTAGAACAAACTTGTTTTAATGTGCTCGCACTCGTTGTAATTCCAGTATTTGCAATCTCATACCTCAAAGGTAATGATGCTGTTGTGATATAAGTTGTATTGATAAGATTTGCGTGATGGAATGAGTGGCAGTGAATAAACTTACCATCAACTACAAATCCTATTCTTACAGTTCCAAGTCCTAACCATTCAATATCCATCCACATAATCTGTGCTTTGGAAATATCTAATGTGACACCAGATGGATTGAGATGCCCCGCACCAAGCATTGTATCAATATTCCAATTTGCTTGTGCTACTCTTGTTTCTGTTGTAATTCCTGGAACATATGTTCGTTCTACAAAATATAAATTACTCCCATCAAGTTCCAGATACATTCCATTATCTGCACCATAATATCCTACTCTTTGGCGAAGATTTGTTTTTGCTGGGTTCATTACAAATGTATTCAATACCTGTAATGATTTTCCTGGTTGATAAGAGAATACTTTTGTAGTTTCTCTAATGACTGATGCGGTGCTTCCAACACCAACAGTCATATTAATCAAACCTTGTGCTGTTGAAAATCCAACTGTTGAACCAGTACCAATAACTAAACCACTCCAAAGATTATTATCTCTATATCTGTGAGATGAATCAAAAAGTGTAAGTGGAGATGATGTCCTTTGTCTACCAAATGCATCAGTTGCTATTGGTGGTAATTCAATATCAACTGATCCAGTAACCGGAAATGGATTTGTGGTGCTGACTGGTGAATTATTGAGGTTAATTGATACTTGTCCAGTGGTTCCAATACCTACTGGAAACCTATTAACTTCAGTGACTGATGAACCAGCACTAATTACAATTACATCTGCTGGTTGTGGAAGAGGATTATAAGACATTAGATTATATACCAGTTATTGCCGTTATAAAAATAAGTAAAACTTTGGTGGTTAATTTTCATCACTACTGAACTATCATTTTCAACACTTTTTCCAATACCTGCTTGGACGGTGATATTATATGTATTAATTTTATTTCCCTCATCCTTTACAATCAGTTTCTTGCCATAAGAAGGAATTTGTGGTAATACGATT